GGAAACTTTCTTGGATACATAACTAAGTCTGCAATGTCTATTACTAAGCTTGGTGCTGCACTTGCAGGACTAAGGACAGAAAAATTTGAAATGTTAGACGACACACAGCTTGCAGCATCCAAGGCTTCAGACGTACTTACAAGTGGATACAATAATCAAAGATCGTCCCTTGATAAGTTAAATATAGCTATGGAAGCATATCTTGCAAATTTAAGAGAAGAAGTTACATTAAGTGGTCAATTATTTGTACCTGGAACAAAAACTTCTGGAAGAGGACCAAAGGGTGGTAAGAAAGCAAAACTTGCAGAAGGTGGTCAACCTTATGTTCCTGGAAGTGGAGATGGAGATAAGGTACCAGCACTTCTTGAGCCTGGAGAGTTTGTAGTAAATAAAAAAGCTGCAGCAAAATATGGTCCACTTCTAGAAGACATTAATTTTAATAGATCACCAAGATTCCAAAAGGGTGGTCATTCTGGACCAGGATCAAACCTTACTGATTTTATTAGACTTCAAAAAGGTGGAAGTACAGAAAAGCTTGCAAATAAAACTATTTTAAGAATTAGAAAAAATTCAGTTAGTGATCAAAAAGCTCAAGCACTTGAATCATTTGTTTTAAGAGGAATGGATAAGTATAAAGATAGTCCTTCTGAATTTAAAAAATTTATTGCATCACTAACTGCAGAGTTAGAAGCTCTTGACAAGCAAGGTAAAAAATATAATACAAGAGCCGTTCTTGGTGAGCCAGCTAAACAATGGGTACTTGATTCTGGAGTTAGCAGAGCAAGACCATCAAGACAAAGACCTGATTCCTTGGGAGCTCCTTCAGAAATTCAAGCAGAAAGAAAAAAACAAAAAGTTTCAGAAAAAGAAGATGCTGCTTTTAAAGAATTAAAAAAGAATCAAAAATCTCTTGGTATAAGTGATAGACTTGTTGCACAAATGGCAAAAATAAACGCCACTCACTTAACTCCAGAAATTGATCCAATAACTGGACAGAAAATATACAGAATGACAAACACGGCTTGGATACCTGCTGCAGAAAATATAGGTCTTCAGTATTTAATGCGTGAAAGAAATAAAATTGAATTTGAAAAAGCTTTAACTCAGGCTGCTTCGGAACTAAAGGGTGTTCCAGTAGCTGAAAAAAGAAAATATATAGAAGAAATTTTAAATGGAAAACATCCAATATCTGGTAAGCAAAGAGAGATGTTTTTAAATGCTATGGGGATTGCCTCTAGAAATAATAAAGTTTCTACTGGTGCAAGGTCTTGGGCTGCAGCAGCTGCTTTGTTAAAATACACTCCAGAAGGAACAATTGCATCAAAGGCAGACAAAATACAAGATCCAATAACTGGAGAAATGAAAGAAAACGATACACCATATGCCAGAAAAACTGGAGTCCCTAAATCTCCAAGAAAAGTAACTGGTGGAAGCCCAACCAAGCAACAAAGAGAAAATCATCCTCCTACAAGAAGAGCAAAGACAAAGGGTGGAGTAGTTAATGTTGCAAGTAATGAAACCCTAGCGGTTACTGATTATGTAGATGCAAAAATGGCTGAAGATGGAATTAGAGATGGGCAAGATATTAAGGCTCAAAAGAAAGCCATTAGAGGACAAAAGGCAGGTGCTATTGGCGGTTTAGCTATGACTGCAGCATTTACACTTCCTGCAATTACTGGAACTAATGAGGCACTTAATGGTCTTACAAATAATCTTCTTATTGCATCATCTGCAATTTCTGCATTTGCTACAATTGCACAGGTTCGTGGAATTGGTGGCGGAGGCATGGGAATGGGTGCTAAAGCCAGAAACTTAAAAAATGCATCTATGGCATATCGTGGTGTTGCACCACAAAGAATTCCAGTAGGAATGGAAGGTGCTGGTCGTTCTTTAAGTAGGGAGGCTGGTATTGCACAGGCAAAACAACAGGTTGGTGCTGGAAGGGTTATGGGTGCAGTAGCAACTAAAGCTGGAGGAGCTGGCAAGGGTGCTGCTCTTGCTAGAGGTGCTCTATCAACAGTGGGTCTTTTGGGTGGTCCAGTTGGAATTGCTCTAGTTGCAGCAATTGCTCTTGGAACTGCTGCCTTCGTTGCATATCAAAAAGCAATTAATAATGCTCGTAAAGAAGGTGCATCTTTATTTGCAGAGCAAACAAAAGCTGCAGAGTATTATGGAATTGAACTTAAAACTATTAATTCAGCAATGTTGGAAAATGCAAAAATTGCAAAAGATATGGGATTTGCAGCTGCAGGAGCAGCAGTTACTGTAGATCCAGAATTAAAGAAAGCAATTTTAGAACAAGAAGAAAATAAAAAACTTGTTGAGCAACTTAAAGAATCTAGTGATCCAGCTTCAATATTCCTTGGACAATATGGAAAAATGTTGCAGCAAGGATTTAATCCAGAGCAAGCCAAAGAAGTTCTTTCTGTTTTAGCACAAGCTAGTGGTCAAATGGGAGGGCTTACTCGTGTTAGCAGTCAGATAAATGGAATTACAACACCAGAGCAAGCAACCGCAGCAATTGGAGAATCATTTACAAGTAATATTGGGTCTTTATTTGGAGATAACAGCACCATATGGGACACTGAGTTAGCAAATGCTGAAGGTAGATTTGGAGAATTAATAAAGGCTGGTCTTACATCATCAGATTTAAGTGAAGGATTTAAAATTATTGAAGATGGCATTGCTGCTGCATATAAAGAAGGTGCATCTAAGGGGCTATCAGATAAAGATATTTCAGACACCTTAAATAAATCTTTTTCAACACAGCTAGAAGGTATGGGCTTTAAAGAAGGTGATGAAGTCTATGACACAATTAATAATTTAGGAGATAGTCTAGAAGATACTAGATTAAAAGCAGCATTGGTGCAAGCAACAGCAGCACAAATTGATTTGTCAAAATTTATTGAAGACCTAGATGTATCAAAAGCTAAAGCAGAAGAGCTATATCTTGTTTTAGCATCTACAGATGCACTTGCTTCAACTAATACACGAGCAATTGCAGATGCTCAACGTGTAATAGATGAGATTGATAAAGAAATTCAAGTAAGAACCGCATACTTTGATCAACTTGCAGTAAACAATGAAAATGCCCAAGCATCAGAAGAAGAGCGTACAAAAAATTTCCAAAAAAATATAGAAAAACGAAATAAGGCTATTCAAAAAGAAATTAAGGGAATTCAAAAAGCTGCAGACGAACAGATTAAAACAAAAGAAAAAGAAATTGATGCAATTGAGGAAAGTTCTGATAAATACTTAAAGGCACTTCAGTCACAAAAAGACGAGTCTTCTTTCTTAGCTAGCCAGCAACAAACAGCTTTGGGTGGACTTGGTGCCCTTGCAAGTGGAGACGTTATTGGATTCTTGCAAGCAAGAGATGAAATGGCTTCAGCTGCTCAGTCAAATGCTCAAGAAGAAGAAATTAAAAAAATTGAAGATCTTACAGATGCAAGAGTTACAGACATTGAAAAAACAATAGATGCAATTAAAGAAAAAGCAGATGCAGAAGTTGGAACACTTCAAGACCAACTTGAAAAGAATCAAGAGCTTATGGATAAAGAAGGAGAGCGTCATGAAAACAGAATGGCTGCTCTTCAAAAAGAAGCAATACAAATTCAAACAAATAAGTCTGCAGAAATTAAAGCATTTGATGATTCTAAGGCTGCACTTCAAGAATTTATAAACACTCCAGTTGGAGACAAGCTTGGAAAAGATTTAACTAAGTATGCTGAAGCAATATCAAACGTTGCTGCAAATATGCCAGCACACTCAAAAAATATTATGAATGACCTTGCAACATCATTTGGAAATAACTTCCAATCCGTCTTTGATGCAGAAGTGCAAAAATCTGCAGAAGAGTTTGGTGTAGATCCAACAGACCTAAAAACTTTGGTTCAAAAATCTTTACCTAAAAATGGAGGAAGTGGAGTAAAGGCATCGGATAGATTTGCAAAGGGTGGATATGTTAGCGGTCCAGGTACTGGAACATCAGACTCAATTTCTGCTCAACTTTCAAATGGAGAATACGTTGTTAAGGCTGACTCAGTTAAAAGAATTGGAAAAGATACACTAGACAGAATTAATGCTGGAACTGGAGGCATGATTACAAGAACTAGCACTACTGAGGGATATCGTGTTGGTGGAGGAGAGGCAATTACAGCAGCAGCAGCTTTTGCAGGTGGAGTTAAAACTGCAGTTAGTGCAATTACTTCAGCAAATGCTTTAGTAAAAGCAGCAGCAAGTGCAATGAATGAAGAGCCAGAAAATTCAGATGGTGGAGGAACTGGAAAGACAACATCTATTCCAGAACAACTTGGAAAAGTTGCAAGAATTCTTCGTGGAACCTACAAAGTATCTGCAAGAGGAACTTACCCAAGTGGAAACCCTCACAGTGCAAGATACGGCACTGCAATTGACTACGCTACTCCAACTGGAACTGGTGTTTATGCAATGGCAGGAGGAACTGCATCAAATCTTAATAAAGGAAATAGTTCCTTCGGAAAGTATGTAACAATCAAACATGCTGACGGAACAGAATCCCTATATGCTCACTTAGATTCACATGGTCAAGGAGGAACTGTTAATGCTGGAGACTTCATTGGTGAGACTGGAAACACTGGAAATTCCACAGGTCCTCACCTACACTTTGAATGGTCAGCACTTAAGAATGGATTTAATCCTCCAGGAATGAGAATTGGTGGAGAAACAATGTCTGATGGTCTTGCTAATCTACATAAGGGAGAGCTTGTTTTAACTAAGCCACTTACACAACAATTAAAAGATGGAATTGGAGAATTAAAATTTGGAATGCCATCAGCATCTGGTGTTTCTCCAATAGATAGTGGTACAATGGTATCTAGCAGTAACACCTACAACATCAGCGTTGATGCATCTGGTCCTTCAATGGATCCAAATAAGATTGCACAAAAAATTGTTACTGCTATTAGCAGAGAAGAAGATAGAAGAAGTTTTGGGAGGACTAGCTAGTGGCACAAGCATATTTAGATAAAACTTTTAGTAAGCCTTCTCTTATTATATTATCTACATCTAATCCAACAGCAGAGCTATCTAGTGGAACGCCAACAGGAAGATGGGACTTTGGTTCTGGACAAGTGCTTTACTTAACAGATGACAACAGGTCCGCTCTCTCTGTAACCCCACAAAGACTTGAGTCTAAAAGAAGAATGATTGATGGAACAATGCGTTCTGTTCACATTGCAGATAAAATGACTTTTAGCACTTCTTGGGAATCCCTTCCGTCTAGAAAAACTAGACCAACTCCAGCAAGTCCAGATGGTCTTTCAAATAAAATTACTTCAGATGGCTTTGGTGCAGGTCAAGATATTAAGGCTTGGTATGAAGCAAACTTTTCAGATTTTTGGATGCTATTAGTATATGATGCATCTGTATCAGGAAACTCAGTAAACAATGTTGAAAAGTATAATGTTTTCTTTGATGATTTTGATTTTTCTATTGTAAAAAGAGGACAACATAATGATTTGTGGGATGTGTCTATTAGCCTGGTGGAAGTGTAATGTTAACTACAGGATTAACAACAATAGATTCCATTTACAAAAAAGGATCCACTGTATCTTCTAAGCATAAAATTTTAGCAGAGTGGAACCACAACTCCTATTATAAAATTAACTATATTGGTTCTTATCCAATATACATTGATGCTAAATCAAGCGGTTCTAGCGACCCAACATATTCAAAAACATTTGTTACAACGGATTTAGGTGGATGGGATAATGGCAATCTTTACAATACAGTATCTGTAGATAGCACTCAAATTCCAAAAGAAAATAAGGAAAGAAAAGATCTTTGTAGCTTATACAATGTTATTGAAGTGGACAGACCAGATCCAGGAATTATTTATGGAATTGGGTCCCAGACCTCTACAACAATTATTGAAGATTCTAAAACAGTTAAGTCTTACAATATTTTGCAGTCCCCAGTTAGACTTTATCCTCTTTCAAACAATCAGGGATTTAAGTACTGGAATTCTTTTAGATATTGCAAACCAAATTCAAGTGTTTCCCCAGCAATCACTCATGAACTAATTGGAAGGTCTGGAAGTGATTTTACAATGAAGGGAAACAATGCCTTTGTTGTTTATGATGGAGTTTTAAAAACAAATAAAATTGTTGTTAAAACGCAGACTGTAAATGGTTACGCTAAAGACTTTACAATACAAGTTTTAAAATCTGGAAGCACAACTTGGTCAACTGTATATTTTGAAAATGATGACACAAGATTGGCTGCAGCAAAATTAAAAACCGTATCTGGAACTAGTGGATCTAAAAACATAACCCTAACGGATAGTTCAGGAATTTATGTTGGAATGAGAGTTGTTCAATCAGGATCAACCGCAAACATACCAACTGAAACATATGTAGAGTCTGTCGGAGTTGATGGATTAGTTACTCTTGACAAAAATTTAACAGGAAACCTTAGTGCCGTTGCAGGTATTAATTTTATAGACACACCATCATTATCTGATGGCATTGTTAGAATTACTGGTAAAAAGGTTAGTGGCACAGTTGCATGGTCTCTTGCTGGTGGAGCTGAAGAAGAAAACGCTTTGTCATCATTTAAGATTCCAACCGATGGAGTATCTGGACTAGATGTAGAACTAATAACTGGCATCAGATTTTCCGCACAAACAATGTCAAAGGAAAACGCAACACTAGACATTATTGAAATATCTCCAAGAATGGTTGTAGATTTTACTGGATATACAGAAGCATTTTCTGTTGACACTACTATTGGAGATGCTTCTCTTGGATTGCCAGTAGGATCTATTGTTTCATCTACAGGATCTATAGACTTATTTAATGAAGATAATTTAATTAGCAATAAAAATGTTGACTCAATTCTTGACGACCTATTAAAGCCAAATGTTAAGTTTACAATTCTAAATGTTATTACTTCTGGTCAAATT